GCGTTACTCTTTTGGTGTTTCTGACCCATTAGCCATCTTTGGCTGTGGTGCTTAATCGACCAAGTAAAGTAAGACTGAGAGGGAGCCTTGCGCTCCCTTTCTTTTTGGTATACATTAAAGATTCTAATCCCTGACTACCCGCAATATCGTAGGTAGACATTAGCCACGACAGGAGATTCTCATGGCGAATACAACTTTTAGCGGCCCAGTCCGTTCAGAAAACGGTTTCACAAGCATTACAAAAGATAGCACTACTGGCGCTATCACTATCCGACCAAACAAACCTTCTTTAGCAGGCCAAGCAGTTGCTGCGGTAGCTAAAGGCGCGACTAACAACTACGAAGCTGGCGTTAACGTCAATAACTTTACAGGTGGCGCACAACAAATAACTACTCTTCCTTTAGCTACTGTGGGCACTATTTGCACACACGTACAAAGCGTAGACACTACTGGCGGTACAGCGTTCTTGCGTTTTGATTGCGATGGCACTGACACGTTTGAAGTAGGCCAAGTAGTAGAAAGTCGCGCAACTAACGCGGTTACTTTTGATACTTCTGTTGCTGCCGATACCACACTTAAATTTACTCCAGCAGGCGCTGCGACTAACCTAATGAGTATTGGTTCTTACATCTACTTTGTCTGCTACGCAGAAGGCAAATGGACTGTGACTATGGACTTACAACACTTAGGTGCGGGCACAACTGGCGCGTTTTTATTCGCTTAATAACTCGGGAGTATAGATTATGGCTGGCGTAACGCTAACCCAAGGCAAAACAATAGTCGAGAATACTGACCGTAAGTTAACTGTCCACTTTACTGGTGTTTACGCTAGTGGTGGGGACGACGCTACTGTAGTTACTATCATTGACCTAGATGACGCTTCTGATTACACACAAGACGGCGTAGCTTTAGCAGCCGATGGCTTTGCAAACAGTAATGGCGCTCCACTTACAGACTTAATTATAATGTCTATAAAAAACTCGGCTTCCGCTATCGCTACGGGCCAGTTTAGCGGTTCTTTAGACTGGCATTCCAACACCCCGCTACCTATAACATTCATAGGCACTGGTTATGATTCCTCAGTCCAAAGTACTTTGGATTTTACGCCAGTTAGCGGGCTAAAAAACCCTAGAGCTACCGGTTATGACGGAGACTTAGAGATTAATATGCTTGGTATGGGAGCCGCAGGGGACGCAATTATGCTGACTATAGAATGTATTAAGAGGTTCTAATGCGCGCTTACTACAAAAAAGGCGGTAAGGTCAAAGGCTCTATGAAGGGCCACACCATAGGCGGCGGGCAGAAACGCCCTACCAAATCTGGTGCTGGCATGACCGCCAAAGGTGTAGCTAAGTATCGTAAAGATAATCCCGGTAGTAAATTAAAGACAGCAGTAACTGAAGACAAACCAACTGGCAAGCGCGCATCACGTCGAAAGTCGTACTGTGCGCGTTCTGCCGGACAAATGAAACAGTTTCCGAAGGCAGCGAAAGACCCCAATTCAAGGCTTCGCCAAGCGCGCAAACGTTGGAAATGTTAGGAGATTAACATGCCAGAAGTAAGTGGTAAGGGTAAAAAAGACTCGAAAGACTACGCAAAGAAACTAAAAGAATTTGGCACGACAAGTAATCCGGGCCTTCCTAACCCTAAGTTCAGCAAAAAAGCTGGCTCTGCGGAAACTAAACGTAAACAAGATTTAGACATGGGTACTGATCCTAAGACAGGAAAGATGGTAGGCATGAAAAAATCTGACTATAAAAAAGGTGGTAAAGTGAAAACTAAAAAATATATGGCTGGCGGAATGGCTATGCCCGGCGCTGGTGCTGCCCCTGCTATGGGTGGTGGTGCCCCTGCTATGCCTATGACGGAAGAGCAGAAGAAAAAGAAAATGATGGAAGAAATGATGAAGAAGAAGGCTATGGCTGGTGGCGGTGGTGCCCCTATGGGTGGTGCTCCTGCTCCTGCTGGCGCTCCCGCTATGAAGAAAGGCGGTAAAGTACCTAAAGCTAAGAAGAAAATGATGGACGGCGGTATGGCTAAGACGTACAAGTCTGGTGGTAAGGTTCGCGGTGCGGGCATTGCTAAGCAAGGCGTTCGTAAGTGTAAGATGCGCTAACCATGCGCCGCTACTATAAATCTGGTGGCAAAATATGCTCTAAGGGTAAGTCGTGGGCGAAACGTACCTTCGATACTTACCCTAGCGCATATGCTAATATGGCAGCTTCTAAGTATTGCAAAGACCCTAATTACGCTAAAGGCTCTAAAGGTAAGAAGAAATAATGGGCGATCTAAAGAAATGGGTTGACCAAGACTGGGTTCGTGTCGGTACTGATGGTAAAGTCAAAGGTAAGTGTGGCACATCAAAAGACAAGAAGAACCCAGACCGTTGCTTACCGCGCAACAAAGCGAACTCGCTAACTAAAGGCCAACGTGCAGCCACTGCTAAGAAAAAGAAGCGGGAAGGCGCAAAGGGCAAAACGGTAGTTAAGAACACTAAACCCGCGACAGTAAAGTTTGGGGGCGGTGGCTTAGCTCGTAAACGACGACACAAATGCGGATGTGGAACTAAATAATGGCTACTTCAGGCACTGCTACATTTAACCCGCAATTTACAGAGATAGCGGAAGAGGCGTGGGAACGCGCTGGGCGCGAGTTGCGCACGGGTTACGACCTACGTACGGCTAGACGTTCCATGAACATGCTTACCATTGAGTGGGCTAATCGTGGGATTAACCTGTGGACGATAGACGAAGGTTTTATCAACCTTACTAAAGACGACGCTACGTATTCTTTACCCGCTGACACGATAGACGTATGTGAGATGAACATACGTACAAACGCAGGTAACGCGTCATCGCAATCTGACCTGTCGCTAAACAGAATTAGCTTACCTACGTACGCAGCTATACCCAACAAACTATCTATAGGTAGACCACTACAAGCATTAGTCCATAGACTAGGGCAAGCAGGCACGTACCAAAGCGGCGACCACACCGGTGGCGCTACACCGACTCCTACCACTATAGGCGCAAACGTACAGTTCTTAACCGTATGGCCGGTGCCGGACAAAAGCAGTACTTACCAAATATATTACTACCGTATGCGCCGTATACAAGACGCGGGTACGGGAGCGCAGACAGCAGACATGCCTTTCAGGTTCCTCCCATGCGCGGTAGCAGGACTGGCATACTATATAGCTATGAAAGTACCTGAACTAGCCCCTAGAATACCTATGCTAAAGCAAGAATATGAAGAGCAATTTGCACTCGCTTCGCAAGAAGACAGGGAGAAAACTTCAGCGCGTTTCGTGCCTAGTATAGGTCGTTGCTAATGGCTAATAAATTCGCCTCCGCCAAACGAGCTATCGCTATATGCGACCGTTGTGGGTTTCAGTACAAGTTAAAGAAGCTCAAAGCTCTGGTTATTAAGAGCAAGAACACACATTTAATGGTATGCCCATATTGTTGGGAGAAAGACCACCCACAGAACAAGTTAGGGGAAGTTGTAGTAACTGACCCACAGGCGATACGTAACCCACGCCCAGACAACGCCCTAGCTGAGAGTAGGGTTACTCAGTATGGTTTTCGGCCTGTAGGTGGTGGCAACAACATAGACATACCCAATACATTAGTAGGTAATGCCAAGATAGGCACAGTAACGGTGACGACATAATGAGCATGACATACGCAGACATGAAGACTAATATAGCTGGCGTTACTGAGAACACGTTTTCAGATTTCCAGCTTAATTTGTTTATAACGCAAGCGGAGCAAGCTATATACACAGCTATTGATTTACCTGCTAACACGTATACAGAGACTTCAGCTAGCTTATCCGTAGGAAACCCCCTAACAGCAACGCCTAGTGGCTATCTAAGTACCCTTACCCTTGCTACAAAAGATGCGGCCAACGTTGTTACGTACCTGATAGAGAAAGACAACAGCTTCTTATTAGAAGCATACCCAGACCAAGATACTACAGGCGACCCTGTGTACTACGCGCAGTTCGGCGAGAGCGGGATAAGTGGCAGTGCTGAAACTTTGTTTATTGCTGTAGCACCTACTCCAAGTGACGCACTATCTCTAATACACACCTACAAAGCCTACCCAGCCTCACTTACGGCAGGTGCGGATAGTGGCACTACGTGGCTGTCTAGTAATTTTGAGAGTGTGCTACTTAACGGCGCGCTAGTAGAAGCAGCTAGATTTATGAAAGCTGAGGCAGATATAGTAGCCATGTACAATCAACAGTTCGTAACAGCTTTAAAGCTGTTAGGCTCCCTAGGAGGTAGGTTATCTACAGACGCGTACCGTGCTGCACCCGCACGCGCACCGGTAGGAGTAGCATAAGATGGCTATTACACAAATAATGACAGACAAGTGTAAAGAAAACCTGTTAAAAGGCGATATTCACTTCGATTCGGATACGTTCAAGATAGCTTTGTACGATAGTACTGCGACACTAGACGCTTCCACAGCGGCGTTCGCTGGGGTTGCTGGTGAATTAGCTGACGGTGTAGGCGGATACTCAACAGGTGGCAACACGTTATCAGGGGCGGCTATTACTGTTTCGGATAATGTAGCCTTTGTCGATTTCGCTGATAGTGAGTGGACAAGCTCTACGTTTACAGCTCGCGGGGCACTCATATACCAAAGTGGTGGAGCTAACTCATCTATAGCTGTGCTAGACTTCGGCTCAGACAAAACATCATCTAATAGTACGTTTGCGGTTACTTTCCCTGCCGCGATCGCGAATACAGCAATTATTAGGATTGAATAATGGCCACATTCACAGATAGTTTAGGACTTGTAAAGCCAGCCGTAGGCGACGCTGCGGGCACTTGGGGCACAACTATAAACGCGTCCCTTACCGACCTGTTAGAGCAAGCCATTGCTGGACGGTCAGTAATTAGCTCATGGTCTAGTAACGTCGCTAGTGTAACGGCAGGTGATGGCGCGGTTGGGGACGGGCGTGCGGCAATATTACAGCTAAATACTGGTGCAGGCGGTTCCGCCCTTACCGCTGCGGGCACTCTCAATGTCCCGGATAAAAGCAAAGTGTTTGTTGTGCTTAACAACTCTAACCAAATTGTAACCGTAAAGGTTAGCGGCGAGACAGGCGTAGCTGTACCAGCGGGTAAAACATCTCTCCTACACTGCAACGGCACTGATGTAATAGACGGGGTAAATAACATTACTGGTAACGCCACAATGGGTGGCACGCTAGGTGTTACTGGTAATACCACAGTGGGTGGCACACTAGGTGTTACTGGCGCGGTTACTATGGCTGCTGCCGCTACTGTAGGTACTACGCTAGGTGTGACGGGTAACACTACATGCGCGGGTATAGTAAAAGGCTTGAGTATCTCAGGATCACCTACGGCTACTGTACTTAGCCCAACCGCCGACAAAGACGCCGCAGCAATGACAGCACTTGTCGGGCAAAGAATTATATCCATAGCTAGTGGAGACACTAAGTACACCCTACCTGACGCAGCTACAACGGCCATCCCTGTTGGTTCTACTTGGGTTATTGTTAACGCCCATGCAACGGCTGATATTACTATCGAATCCGGCGGTACTGACGATGTTATAGCCCTGTGCTCAGGTACAGCATACACTCCGGGCGACGTAAATACCGACAGAACCATTGTGCAGGGCGGCGTAGCCGAGATCGTATGCGTAGCAGCTAACCTATACGTTATCTTTGGCGGGGGTGTTAGTTAATGTCTTCGGGCGTTATAGCAATGCTAGGTGCAGGGAGTGGGACTAATGTCTCCACTATGACTGTGGGTGTTACTAACACAAAGGGTGTTTTATTCCATGGGTTTATAGCACTACCGTTTTCTGTGCCATCTGATGAAAGCACCCCCCAATTCGGCTCATTATCCCCTAATCACGTGACAGTGGGTGGCGCTAACTACACTATACACCGCCTCAACACGTCAAACGTTGCAGACGAATTCATATTTACAGTAGCCGACCCAGACGAAAACCTATCAGCCACGTCAGTTACGTCTGTGGTAACAAGTCTAGGTACAGCTACTATGAGTGCGCTTACCTTTACAAGAGTAACAGCCGAGGGAGTTAAATACGCAGCGTGGTCAGGTAACGGGCAAGGCGATATATTTGGTACGACAGAAGACGCGCAAGTGGAGGTGACGTTTAATGTTTAGCACGGCAATAGTTAATACAGTTGACCTAGTGAAGTTAGAGCAGCTATACGCCGAAAACAAAGACGTTATAGATATTAATACCGGCCAAGACTTCGCAATTACGAAGAGTGCATTTACTCATGCAATAGACGGTAAACTTACCGCAGAGATAACTAAAGACGGCGAAGTTGTGGGCTACACAACTGGTAGAATAAAGAACAAAGCATACCACTGCACAAACGTGATAGTGGGCGACAACAAAGCATTTATACTGTCTGGTGATTCCTTTTGTAAGGTATTACGGGATTTAGACATTACAGCCATAAAAGGGCATGTAAAAACAAACACTCCAATGTATGATTTCTTACTTGCGAGTTTTGGCAGAGAAGACTTATTTACCGCCGAAGTGGGCCTTCCTATCGAAGGGCATGACGGTATTATCATAACTTTAAACATATTGTAG